TCTTGATCTTAATCCTATTATTATATTAGTGGCTCCAGTAGGAACCTCTATAAGCATTCCAACACCCTCTTCTGTAGTATCGTCAAAAAGTCTTCCTTGTATTGCCGTATTAACCAATCCCGCAACTAAAGGAGCAAGCACATTTACAGCCCAATCAGCGGTCACTGGATTATCCATTTGATTTGCGAAAAAATGAAACACAGGATACGACACAGAAGCAGAAGGAGTGGCCCACTTCACACCACTGGCTTGACCACTATCAGCTGTTAAAACTTGGGTGTCAGTTCCTACAGCCAACCTCGTAACAGTGTTGTCTGCGGTAGCTACAAATACATCTCCTTTAGCGTCTGCTAAAGACGTCATAAGCGCTCCAGCAGCCGCAACATTAGTTAGATCCGTTACATCGGCTAAGGCTTCAATCCCTTCAAGCTTCGTGATCTGCGCGGCTGTAGCAAGTCCTTTCAGCGCATTTGTTGCATCTCGAATGTCATCGCTTCCATCCGTATGAGAAGCCGCATGCGCCGTTGGAGTACGTGCGTCACCACTATCATCTAGGGTAACATCTTTATCAGGCATCGTAATCGTTCGGGTGTTTCCCGTAGTGATGCCGGAAGCACTTACAGCTATTTTTTGGGTGTTATCTAGATTTCCGGTTATGCGGAAAAGTGCGTCACTAAACTCTGTCACTATTCCTCCAGCGCCACCACCAGAAGCGGTAGCCGGAGTCAATCCCCTAAGGTCGACTGTCGAGTGATAGGTCCAACTTGTTCCTTCCTTTCTAAAAGTTAATCTGGCGATCAAAAATCCGGTTGAACTTTCCCTTGTGAACTCGCGTGGAATTGAAAGCACATCATATCCGTTAGAATCTTTTTGAGCATCAGAAAGGTTATTGTAAGATCCATTCGGCAAATTTATTAAAACCGGACAATACTGTCCTGTTTTGTTCGCCACACCAATGAGCACAATATTGAAATAACGATTTACTAACGTAGCTCCAGCCGCGTCATTCACCACATCGTATAAATTACCTGTTGAATAAAAAGGCGTTATATCATGATTAACAACATGAACGTCCCCACTTATTGAAGTATCAACAGAAACAAAATTTTGTGCGTGCATTTGATAAATAACACCAGATCCGATTTGTACCGTAACAGATCCGACGCCACTAGTAGTATAATCGTCTCCACCTTGGCCATCGCATCCAGAAAACCACTGGGCGTCAATTCTTCGAATTCTTTCTGTTATATGTAACAGATGACCAGTACTATTGTGATATAAAGGATCGTTCCAATTTTGATTGATTAAAGCTCCATCGGATAAAACATAAGCAGCTGATTGAACATAAAAATAACCAACTTTTATATGTTCCGAAGAAGCGGGAAACTGTGACGTACTAACTGTTAGAACTTTTGTGCTTATAGGAATATACACATAATTTGCTTGTGGAACCGTATCGGTTCCAGCTGTTAAAACAACGGTTGAGGCTGGAACACAATCCAATACGGATTCCCCCGTGGAGAACTGCATGGTTAGATCGCCACCACCTCTTCTTTCGAATGTCAAAGTTACGACACTTCCATTAGAAGTTACCAAGGCGTCAAACACTTCTCTAAAACTACCGGACCAGAATCCCCCTAAATCTTGTCCCCTGCTGTTATCTATCGCAACATAGATCACTCCATTAGTAGCGTCTGAGGTTATGATAGTGCCTATTCTAATAACGTAATTAGGAAGAGCCGGAGGAGTGACCGTTAGATTTCCGTCGGTAGTATCAAGATAAACCCAATCCCCTTCAGAACCAAAAGTTGTATCTATATCCCTAACGAATCCATAAGTTACATACCTACCTTGCGCGTCATTGGCCACATCTTCCGTAGCGATGGCAATGGTGTACCTAGCATCTAATCGTACCGCATTAGCAAGCTTGACTTCTGGGATCCCTGATGTTGAACCGCAAATATAAACTGCTTGACCATTATCGATTTGAACGCCTTGTTTATTTTTTGGGCGGTCTGGCAAATCCATCTCTTGGCCAATTTGCAAAGCAGTACCACCCGGCATTCCTATTTCAACCGTTTTAGCTGAGGCGTTCCAAACCATGTCACCTTCGGTTGCGGTTGCTCCTGCGGAAAGGTTGAAAGCCAGTTTATCTACTTCTTGATTTCCTGTCACAAGACCTTCCAGCACTCCTATTTGGGACGCTGTAGCTAATCCTTTTAAAGCATTGGTTGCGTCTCGAACATCATCACTCCCGTCCGTATGCGAAGCGGCATGTGCTGTAGGCGTACGCGCATCGCTCAGCCTTGAATCATCCCCCTCGCAAAACGTAGTCGCAATTGTTCCAAACGCAGGCAAGCTGTGCTGATGATCCGATCTTGCAAGCGAGGTTGCTGTTCCCTCGGTTGCTGAATCGCCTGGAGTAGCTGCTCCTGGTGTAGCAGTAGACACGTCATGTTTGTGATCTTCCCTTGCATAGTCACCGGAGGTTCCTATTACGGCAACGGACTTTGTTACATCTTCGGGTGCGCCATCAGCAGCAATGATGCCGTCTAACTTCAAAGCATAAGTTGAAGTCATCAATCCTTTTTGAGCAGCAGTTGCATCTTGAATATCATCTGACCCGTCTGTATGCGAAGCAGCGTGAGCCGTTGGCGTACGTGCGTCACTCATACGCGAATCAGAATCCGTAACAAACCTATTCGTCTTTGACGGAGATCCTGAGGTCCCTAACAATCCGAAAACTTGATCGGCCGTCAAAGTATCTAAACCATCAATAACAATAACCATCTGCCCATCGACGGCATCAATTCTAGATGCAAAACCAATATTCTGAACAATCCCCGTAAAAGGATCCTGCGCAGGCGGTGGAATAGACATGTCTCCCGTATTACCTAATACGAGTTGATCGTTTACTAACCAGACAGACGTATCAATTCCTTTTAAAGTTCCTGTTACCAATGCATCCGAATTGGCTCCATCGGAAACATCCTCTAAAAGAATCGCTATGGCTAGGCACAAGGTAGCGTTATCTTTATCGGCATAGTTAACCAGGGGCCTATCTTCAGCAACACTGTATCCAACCACACAAATCAACTTATGTTTAGATAAAGGGCCCCCGCTTTCATTTCTCACGCGCGTTAGGACATTCCCCAAAGATACGGAACCCAATAGAAGCTTATCAGCGGCGGACATCAAACCGGAATCTGTTAGTGTCGCGTCTGCTATTTGATCGGTTCCATCTGTATGATCCGAGGCATGAGGAGTCTTTCCCAGTTTAGTTTCTGCGCCAGCGGAATCCTTTGAGTACCAAAACCCATCTGCTTTAGGAAAAATTTTAACATACCCAACCGATGGCGTATCTACCGAAGTAACAGTTTTTACATTCATTTCGCCCATTAGAGAATCACCAACTTTCCATCTAGGGTTATAGATCCGTCAACAGTAATCTTGTTATAAACAATATACTGATAGTCTTCTAAAACATGCAACACCATTGATACAGGTATAATTTCTCGTATGAATTCCGCCATAACGGTTTCTTCGATGTGAAGCTCTTCAAACTTGCCCTCATCCGTCAAAAGTAATGGGCGTCTAATGGTCATCCTAATTCACCTAATCGCTTTACTGTTCTACTGTTCCCAAGTAAATACAATCTATCGCTTGAAATAGGAATTCCAACCTGTTGAATTATGACGTAATCATTCGAACCGATTACAGGTAATCCAACTTGAATTCCGGACGGCCCTAAAACATAGATGTCTTTTGTAACGTCCAATCCAGAAAACAACGTACACACCCCCATGAGTTGAATCACTCCATCTGTATCAGAATTCTTTTCTATAAGAACACCTACAGCTGGCATCTTTGTTTCGTCTTCTGGATCGGCCTTAGTAACGGTCCATTTGTCATCAACCCGTTCTCCGCTTATGTAAACGAAATCCCCAACTAAATCAGAGACAACACAAATAACTTCCTGTTTGTACCTTAGATAACGATAATCTCCACGGTATACCGTTAATGGATTAAGTATTCCCATTAACCGAGTCCGCCCGCAAGGGTGAGATTATAGGAGTCATTATAAAGCCTGCACAATTCGGCTCTATCAGGGCCTATATTTCCGACATAAGCTCCCGTTCTAATCTCCCATTTCTCGCTAACTATAGGAGCAACAAAACCAGAAGCTATCGTGAACGAAAAACTACCATCATCGATAGTATATAGAACATCCAAAGAACCTTGATTAACTTGCTGACCTGCTGATTCTCCGAATACCTTAAAGGCACTTGCGCTTGTAAACTCTATCATCCATGTATCAGAAGGAGTGTCGATTCCATACACGAACGATCCTATGGTTACATCAGAAGATGACCCTGTTAGTTTCCTCCCATAAGGAACTCTCTGGAATCTAGTTACATCCAAATAATCAACTCCAGTCAAACCCTCAATGGTTTTCATAACTAAAGAAACCGGAACTTGCTGACCAAATCCTATGTACTCAACATCAAGAATTCCCTGAACAGATCCATCAGCGCTACTCAATAAACTATCCCTTATAGAATTCTCAACATAGGTCCTTCTGATATTGTTGAAAGCATACACAGTCATGTCCAAAATAACATCAACGACTCTAGCTGGTTCTACAATCAAAATAGTGGGAGTTGTCTTAAGCAACTCTAAGGCTGCACCAACGTCCCCAATTAGGCCGGTTCCCGTAGCCGTATAAGGATCCCAAGTTCCAGATGGAATAGGATTGCTACCGCCCACAGCAATCACAATCCGCTCCTTGAAAGGATTATCTGGATCTCTGTATGCATACGCCTTAGAAACCCCCGGTTGAATCCTTGCAAAATAACTATAGTCATCATGCCGAACTGCTCTATTCATCGCAACTAGACTAGCAGGGATATTGAATTTCGCTTGTTCGATAGATTCTTTTTCAGCGCCCCCAGCAGGAACAGCTGGATTTGTAACAGAGCTAATAAATGAATATGAGCCAATCAACTTGGTTAGTTTATCAGGACCTATTTGATTTCCAGCCGTACCTCCGCCGGTTCTGTAAATCGCCTGTATATTATCCACACCACTAGCAGGGATTTTTCCGTTTACTCCATCGCCAAAAGTTATCGTTGCTAAATCAGCCTCGTCAATAGTCAATTTGTAATGCATATCAGTTGAAGCAGATTCTAGAAAATTGTCCACTCTCGTCCACAATACAGCAGGACCCGATTCGGTAACCCAAATCTCTAGCCCAAAAGATCCACCGGAATCCAAAGACAAAGGAGAACGCTCTAACGGAACATTGAAACCAGGCGATCCGTTACTTGATACGGGCGAATCTGTAACAGTCACTCCCTGTATAGCGTTATTACCTGTATAGGTTCCCGCCACTGGAATAATCAATTCAGATTCAAGCTCAAAAGTTGCTGGTGTAGATCCGTCGGAAGTGTCAACTTCAATCCTGGCTTTAGCGGGTATCGTTCCAGCGCCAGACGCAACAAAGGTTAACAACACCTCCGCGCTTGTGGCGGGAGATAGTTCATAACCTACTAGGTGACCATGATTAATAATTGATCTTCTCTGCACGCACGTTCTTAGAAAAGCCTCATTAGCATTTCTGTCTATATAATATGACAAGTTGTCATACATAAAAGCGATACCCTCAACTAGGGCTACACCTAAATCTAACTCAGAACGATCCGTCCAGTTAGGAGTATACAGATCTGCTAGTCCGTCAGTATCTAGAATATCGGATCGTATGGATTCAAAATCTCTCGTACCAAGATCAACTGTGATTGTTCCACCGGATAATGTTGTGACTGTAGGCAATATAACCTCCTAATCAATCCTGATAGTTGCTTTTACAGGATCGCCTGTATATTTAAAAATAAAAGACACATCTATAAACGCGTGATGATTCCCCTGTATATCTTCATTCCTTAATTTCACTTGAACACCAACGGCCCTTGGCTCAAATCTCAAAATCGCGTCTCTAACTAAAGATTCTATAGCACCCGAGTTCAAGCCTAACGATGATCTTAAAACCTGCTGATATCCAATCGTTCCGACTTTTCTAATTAGTCTTTCCTTAACGGGGCTCAAAACTAATGCCTTTAAATTAGACATCACCTTATCGCCTCCGCCACACATATCAACACCACCAGCAGCGGAGAATCTAAAAGGGAATCTTATACCGTTTGGATATTCAGTCATTCATTCTCCTATAGCGCACCAAACAAACTTAATAGCAACTCTGCTGGTGCCGTGGTTCCTCCAGTAGTCAAAAAAGTAACCCCAGCAGAATAGTTGGCGCTGGCTACATTGCGCGGGCCACCAGTAGAAGTAACTATTTCACTTTGCAACCAAGCTTTATCCCCTTGCCCCATGATCGGCAATAAATAAGCATCCGAAAAACCCATGCTATCTTCTATCGACGAAACGATACCAGATATTAAAGTACTGATCTGCTGCAAAAGAGTTGCTTTATTTCTTAACTGATTAGCAAACAAACCATAAATATCAGAAGCTCCAGCAGCACTAGAAACAGCACCGGAGAAATTCAAAAGAGTATCTACAATTTGACCTACACCGGGAACTATGTCAGCGATTCTTTTTCTTGCCCAATTAGGGTCTCTTCCTACTCCTTCAACAACCTCAAAAACATTTCCCCTGGTAGGCCAAGCCGCTACTTGATCGGCACTGGGAATCAACATTCCAAAAAGATTGAATAGCTTGCTGAATAAACTTGGGTAGTTGGCCGTGGTTGTCATCACAACTACACACCCGACATACGCATAAGGGTCGACTAGAATAGGCCTGTTGGAGTCATACGTATCACTCAAGGATCCTGCTACAGAGCCCAGCCAAGCTGATGGAGTAGTGTTTAATTTCCAAGACGCGGGAATATAAGGAAGCACATAAACGCCTGTTTCTAACAACTGCTGAACCGTACTTAAAAGAAGATTCTGAAAAGCTTCTATGATTGATTTCTGTGCGTCATCATATCCCTTCACAAACAAAGAAGCTATGTCAACGACATTAGCCGCAACGTCTAAAATAGGTGCAAGTATTCCGGCTAGACTAGCCGCGTCATTAGCTACACTAAGCAAGTCATCAGGGATAACTTTAGTAGGATCAAACTCTTGCCACTCAGCCATTGCGCCTTTTCCTCTCCGCTCTATCTCTCATTATAACCATAAGCGCCTTTGCTTGTATTGCTGTTTCTTGCACACATACCTTTGACAAGTAAGAAAATCCTTCAGAAAGAATCGCTAACCGTTCTCGTATGTCCATTCTAGTTTCAGCTGTGTTTATTCTTTCAAGCAATCGATTTCCTATTATGGTTAGTTCATCACTCATTATTCAATCAACTTCGTTACTGCATCAATAGTAACCGTCCCGCCTGTGTTAGCAGCTATGAAATCATCAGCTACATTGTCAATCGCATCTTCCTTTGTAATCGGTGGGTCAATAGCAAGATTTTCCGCAAAACTGGTATCTAAAGCAGCCGCCAATCCTAAAAGACCAGCTGGCGCCACTATGGCAGTAGCACCCAAAAAATAATCCTCTGGATTATTTTCAAGTTCATCCCACCAAGCAACTACTCCAGCTTGGATTTTATTTCCTGCTTCATTCTCATCAGACAATCCAGTCATGGCGCTAACCATAGCGGCCTCAGGAACATCTAAGTCCGTTCCCATAATAGCAGCATCAGTAACTCTATAATTGGTTACCGTTGTGCTTGGAGTAACTTGACCCAACAAACTAACGGTTTCTATATAATTTTGCGTGTCATAGCTGGATTCACAGATCTCAAATTCACTTGTCAAAAGGCATTCAACTTTTATCCAAGATCCAGGAATCGCAACTACTCCTAAAATAGAATTGACTCCGATTTTTAGAGCTGTTGTTTGATCGACCACATACGTCGGAAAATCTTGCGTATACTTTGCAAAAGCATTTGAAAAAAATGATTTCCAAGCAGCAGCCCATCCTGCTATTGCACCTGATTCATCACCATAAAGTTCGAGGTCAGAAAGTGCATCCACTAGTTTTGCTTTAGACATAGACATAAATCAGACTCCGAATATCATTAATGATAAAGCGTTTGTTGCTTGTGTAGTTAACCCAGCAATTTGAGCCGCAAAATCTACCGACGGTCCACTAGGTCCCATCGCCGTTGGATGAGTATGAACACCCAATGCGGTTAGCAATGAAGTGTTATAAGTAGTCCACAAGAGTCCCTTTATAAATGGCTCCGTAGCCCCCTTACCACCTAGATGCACATTGCTAACGCCTGGTAAAGGTCCTAACCAAATAGCACCCGCTCCTGAAAAAGCCTCAAGAGTGATACCACCAGCAGCTGGTGTTCCATCCAAAGTAATGACAGGGCCTTGACCTCCTATAGTAGCTTGAATTTCCGCAGATGGAATCCCCGGTGTTCCGTCTAAAACAACACTTGATTCTGTCGCTAGTCCGGTTATGTCGGTACCCTTTAGAGTAACTAATCCGTTGTATCCATGAATCAAGACAGCATCATCAGTTGGTAACCCTAAAGAATTAGAAACCGATATCTCGGCATTCTCTAGCACAGTCATCTGAAGATTTTGGCGCACCATAAAAGCAAGTTGTCCGCCAAAAATCAAAGCCCCATTAGAAGCTGCTTGTGTTATCCATTGACCACCTATGGTCTGTTCCACATTTCCAGACCATACACTTGTGTGAGCACTACCTGTTTGTGATACATTCCCGAAAGTCTGTGTTAAGTCCGCCCCGTAATTTTCAGTTCTTTCCTTCTGCGCATCAAAAGAACTTGGGCCAGAAATTATTTTAGTCTCACCACCAGCTACTTCAAGGGTTCTGTTTCCGTTTACCCTCTTGCTAGCGCCAGCAATAACCACCTCCTGGAGACCGCCATCAGACGTCATTTCGATCCTAGTTCCAGATCGATGGCCCATCTGAAGACGTTCAGACCCTGGTGTGTCATCAAATTCTACAAAGCTACCACCATCCCTGTTTTGCAAAAATCTAACGTTACCATAAGAACCCTCGAATTGAGATGGCGGAGTTGTTCCAAATCCCCTGCATACGTAATCAGTATCGTCCCCAACAGCCCTTGAATGCTTCGGTAGCATATTGACGCCATCTCTAATTCCCCAAGGTCCAGGGCTCCATATAGGCTGTGCTGGGTCACCCTCTTCAAATTCAATCCACACAAAATCATTTATTTCGGGAGCGTTAAAATCACCTTTATTAACACCTCCACCAGAAGCAGGAGAAGGTAAAGCCCACCCTAATTCCTCATCTATTCCAAGTATAACGGGAGCCTTAAACATAATCCTTCCAGCTTCTCTTGGATCTGAGATACTAGTGACAACAGCTCGGTATTTTCCGAAATATCTTCCTGAATACCTTCGCTTGAATTCATCCATTCCTACAAAGCCGCTCATATCTCTTCTTCCCAATCCACCAAATTAGACGAAAAACTTCCACCCTCTTGATAAGAATCAATAGCCTTTTCAATTTCTCTAATTGGTCCGCCTCCTCCGCGAGCACTTAAATCAGAAGAACCTCCGTATTGTTGCGGTGGCATAAGTCCGTTTTGAACCTTCTGTTCTACTTCTAAAGCGGACGACTTCGCTTTAGAACCCGGTAAAAACTTGGACCTATACACAATCAAATTGGTTGAAAAAGTTGCCGCTTGTGATGAAAAGGATTGGCGCACTTCCTTGATCAAATACTCGCCCGATAAAAACACTCCAAGTCCTAATAATGTTACCTTTGAACCAGGTGCATACAACATAGATCCAATAGAAGGTATAGCCTCTCCGGTTATTATTTCAGAGGCTCTATATTTATTTCCGAGAGTTCTTCTTTCTGCTTCAGCTGTGTCAAAAGGTGTACAAGCTCCACTAACGCATCCTTGTTCCAATTCTTCAAGATCATCTGTGTACTCAACTTCAGTGGTTCCGTCTATGGGTCGAACTAACTTGGATCCTCTATTAACGTTTTTATTAGCAGCAGCGGCTTCAGCGTTAGTCACATAGCCAGTATCTGCTAACCAACTTATTAACCGTTCTGCCGAATCAACTGCCTCATGATAAAACGAGGTAGCTCCTTCACCAAGACTGGATTTGATTCCCTTGGCGATAGATTCCTCTATCAATACGGCTTCTTTTACATCATGAGGATTTTCATCGTACAATCTTTTTCGTTCATCCTCGGTTATTCCTAAAGCATTAGCGAGACCGTCAGTCAACTTTCCATCGTTTAGAAAATCAATATTTGACAGTTTGTGAGCAGCTCCCTTTCGTTTTCCTCCACTCGAATATTTCATTTCAGGAGAAAACGACATTAGAGAAGCATCATTGATCCTATAAGACAACACAGGAGGACTTAATTTTTTTCTGCTTTGTTTCTCAGCAGGTAGTTGAAAATACAAATTCCCTCCGTCAACTCCCCAAACATATCCATACCTATCAGCAAGTCTTTGTAGTAAAGCAGCATCGGAAATCGACGCTTGAATCAAAGGGAAATCATCCGTAAACTCTAATCCTTCAACAGATGAAATGGTGTAACCAAGCCCGTGTTCCTTAGCGATCTTTTTCAATATGTCAGTTGGTTTTCCTGTGTGTCTTCTTCGTTTCTGTTTCTCATTCATCTTGTGGGACAAGTCTTGAAACTTAACAGTCAACACAGGGTTTCCATTAGAGGGAGCCGATATCGAATAAGACTTGACAACAAAAGGACCCGCTGGAAGAGCCTCGTTTAACCAGCCCATAAAAAAATGAAGGGCTTGTCCCTTCCTGAAAAGCCTTGAATCAAAAATGCTAAAGTCAGTATCACGAAAAACAATACTTCCTGATGAGGCTTTTTTCTGAGAAAAGGTTATTTCAAGAGACAATATTCTTCTTATTAATTCTGGTGAAACTCCTTTTCCGTTAATCCACATTGTACAAATTGCTTCTCTAGCACTCATATATCAACCTATGACATCGCTGCAAAGACCTTAGTCGGTAGCGCTATCTGAACACCCGCCACCAAATCTAGAGGCCAAAAAATTTGTGGATTCAAATCAGCTAATACATACCATTTGTTTCCATCACCAAATAAGAGATCGGCTAACTTTTCAAAAGTATCCCCAGCACGCGTAGTATAAATTCTTAGTCCCTCTTCTGGGTAAACTGTCGTCGGTCGTAATTCATAAACAGCAACCGAATCGCCACCAACTAAATCAATCTGAAGGGTGTCTATGTTCCTATATCTTGAGTTACTAAAAATCGTCATTAGATCTCGCTCCTGGTAATCATCTCACGATATCGTTTAAGCTTATCCAGTCTTGATTGAATCGCAGAAATATCAGTGAATACGGCTTGCATTTCAATTTCGACTCTCGCCCTAGTAGGATTCAAATCCCTATTCCACCTCAAAGTTCTGATCCTAATTCTGGGAACTACTACGTCCCAATAGTCTTCATTCATTCCATAACGAATTGTTGGAGGAGACGGAACCTGTCCTATGTCAGCGCTAAACAGTTCTATTTTCGGCTGAGTGTAGCTTTCCAACTCAGCTAAAGCTGCTGTAATTCCTTTTTGCTCTTCGTAGTAAGGAGCCGTAGCATCTAAAAACAGCTCAATCGTAATCTTGTCCCCTAGTATACTTTGAAAAATAGCAGTCGGCGCTGAAGAACCTGGTGCTGATTCGAAAGTATAAGTTACATTTCTTTCTCTCTCTGTTTCAGTAGGATTAAACTGAAATATAAAATAAGAAACTACTTCGCCACCTTCGATCCTAGCAAACCACCCCTTGTTTAAGGGTCTTCCCGTCATCTGACTCATGCGAAGGCTACCTCCTGATCATCATCGATAGCAGTCCTAATTCGCGCCATTATCTCACGCGCGATTCTCTCTAACTCTTCCGGAGAACCTCCGGCAACATTAAATTCCATCTTCTCTATAATAATGGAAGTTGGCCCCCCTTTGGACGGCGCGGAAGCTACTGCCGTTCCTCCGCGTTGAACAGATTCACTCATACCCGTCACAGCATGAGTAACTTTAGTTCTAAGTTCGGGAGTTCCACTTTCAACTCCTGTTCCTAAGGCATTCATCAAACCCCTACCCGAGGCCGTTAAGTCGGACAACGGTCCAAACTTAGCATCGGAACCAGGAAGAATGTCTCGTATCCATTGCATGGCACCTGTGAACCAACTTTTAACTCCATCCCATCCCATCTTAAGAGTACCCAAGAAAGCCGATATAAAACCGGTTGCTGCTGATACCGCTTTTGATGGTAACGATGTCAAGAAATTAGCAATCCCAGCAATGACGCCTTCAAAGAAGTTAACAACATTCATATAAATTTCAGAAACAAAGCTTGCGATAGAAAGAATTGCGTCTCTAAATACGTTCCACATTTCTTTGTAAAAACCAACTATGTGCTTAAGAATAGTTGGTCCTACCTTTATCGCCCACTTTATAACCTTTATCCACAAAGCAACTATGACAACGGCAATCACCGCAATCATAACGGCAAGCGCGGCGTAGGCGGCGTAAAGAACCCAAACAGAACCGGCTAAAGCAAGTTGAGAAACCGTCAAGAAAGCGTTAGCTGCTATCCACTTAATCATCAAAGCAAGATGCACAAAAACTCTGAACGCCAATCGAGCCATCCAAACAACGGCACTCTTTAACTGTACAACCATCAGCATCAAAGCCTTGACAACTATGATCCCTATTACAACACCGCCGACCCATCCTAAAACCCTTCCAAAATACATCCATCCAAAGCTGATTCCCCAAATCTCTTGAGATGGTTTAACCTCTTCAAATAACTTTCTAAACCAATCTATAAGGCCGGATATCTGAACTCCAACCCAATAAAAAACTTGGCCCATAGGAATTACAACATCTTTTATTCCATCCCAAACACCACGGATGATGGAAACAATAATGCGCTTAATAGCTAGTACCCTAGTAACCAATCCCCAAAGTCCAAATTCTTTGAGCATATTGATGACACGTTCGTTACCCTTGGCTGACTTGGCCCCCCATAGTTCAGATATACCCTTCCAGAATCTTTGTATCTGTTCAAAAATTACTCGAATACTGAACAACAAAGAACCCGAATCAGAAGCCCATATCTTTTTCCAAAGCTTAACAGATCCTATCACTAAACCTACAGCAACAACAATCGCTCCCATCGCAATCAATACGGGCCATATAGCAGCTTGTAACATCCCAAATCCAGCGGCCGCTATGCCTGCGAATCCACCCGCAGCCGTCAACGCAGGGCCAATGACAGCGCTCCAAAAGAACATCCCGGCCAAACCTAAAAGCAACACCCCGGCAATCTTAGTCAAAAACATCAATCCGACAATCACAATGCTCAACGCCTTGGCCAGGGTAGGATTAGCGTTTACAAATTCTAAAAACGCGTTGAGTATGTTTCTAAGAACTACATGGAAACTCTTCATAATGGGTAATAAAGTCTTGCCCATTATAATAGCTATAGTCTCCTCTGTGCCTTTTATGAATTGCTCTAACCCTGCTTGAGTGTTTTCAAAAGCAGCTGCTGCTTCTCTTCCTGCTCCAGCATTAGCGCCGATAGCTTTAAACATGTCTTGGAAAGCCTCGGCTCCTTTTTTCGTCCCCTTCTCAAGGCTCTTGAGCATAATCAACATGTTCTTAGCTTGGTCACTAAAAGCAGCAGACACCGTCATTAAATATTTTCTTTCGCTCTCTCCGCTCAACCCCTCCAATCGAGTGACTAAATCCGTTACGATGTCTCTTGCTGGACGAACCTTTCCAGCTAGATCAAACATCGAAACCCCCAACTCTTTCAAGGCACGAACCCGCATAAGTCCGCGACCTTTAGTAAGTTGAGAAGCATCGAGTTTATCAAATTGCTCCATAGTCATCTTTTGCCGTATCAAATACCTATTCAATACGGTCTCATTAGAGACAAGATTTCTAGCAAAGCTACTTAACGATTGACCCGATTCGGCCGCAGTCATTCCAGCGTTTCTTAACGCACCAACTAAAGTCCAAACTTCAGTGGAACTCATCTTCAAAAGCTGAGGAGCTGAACGCATAGAATTTAACGCAATAGGGAGATCGTGAAATTGTAAATTGGATTCCCTTGTAGCATTGGCAAAGGTGTCCATCATCTGTGTAGATGTCTCGCCTGTATGCTTGAACTTTAAAAAAGCCACAGCGGCACTAGTGGCGGCTTCAGCCAATCCCAGCGCACCACCAGATCCGGTAGCAACGTCAAGCGCTGGCTGCAAAGCATTCAACGCGTCTTTGGTCTCTAGACCAGCGGCTTTCAATAAACGTATGGCCTTTGCCGCTTCTTGTGGTGAGAACTGAGTCAACAAACCTGTTCGAATAGCTACTTGTTCAAGGGATTGCAGATCCTTCTGTGTTGCCTTGGTGACAAAACCTAGTTGAGACATTTCAAATTGAAAGCTCTTCGCTTGATCAATCATCGGTCTAACGAAACCGGATTCTATTTTCGAACTGATACCAATAGCAGCAGCTCCAGCAACACCAAGACCCATAGAGGATTTCATTGCGTTGCCCATATCCACGGCCGCTTTTGACACATTTGTCTGGGTCCTGGTAGCTGCGTTCTCTACTTTTCGAAGTGATTGTTCTGATACGGATGCTCCTGTTACAACACCAGAAGCATCCATCTGAAGTCGAATCCCAAGGAACATTTGACCACCAGCAGCACTAGCCATTTATTTCCCCTTGTTTTCTCTTCGAATATCATCGTTGATTTTATCAACGTAATAATTTCGGCGCTCTGTTGGAAGACGGAGGATTTCAGATTCTGTCCATCCATATCGGGTAGCTAAGTGATGCACATGTCCCCAAAGTCCTTCCATTATTCTTTCTTTCTCCTCCTCCGTCCAACGAAAAAAGAAGCCAAGTCCAGATGGATTTCAAAGTTACATCCACACGAACAATCGAAGTCTTCCCATTGTCGTATTCCTGGAAGTTCGTATTTCAACAAATCAGTAATAAGGTCACGATCAATCCGCTTCATCCTCATAACCATAGATGTGTCAAGGGAGTCCAGTCCTTCAAATCTAGCGCAAGCCGTAAAAAGAGAATCAAAAATCTCAGCGGGGTTGTCCATCTTACCAGTCAACTCTTGCTCTTTACCCGTAGGAAATCTAAGGATGCCTTTTTTGTAAAATATAGACTTTCCTTTTTCTCTAGTCTCAACTCCCCTCACCAATTCAAACGGTAATTCTCTAGGCTTGTCGTCACTCCATCTAACCACTTCTAAGTCCGACAACCTAACAGGCTTCTCTGTCACTCTTCCGCACCTAGGACATTCTCCTGTCATATAGGTATCGTTCCTGCCAGACAGCATGAAAATCCTGGTGACCAAAAAGTCCCTATCAGGTTGTGTCATGCTTCTGGCTAGTTCACGATCAAACATAACATCAGGATTTTGTTTTCTGGCAAGTAGTCCTTCTACCTCCTGAACACTTCTGCAAATCACTAACGACATAGCCTTTGCACCGTTGTTCTCCGATTTCTTGGCCACTAAGTGATCATCAACACCGCCCATCTCGTCAAGTATAAAACGCCTGTAATTAGCTCCGTCCTTCATCACTCCTATGGGCAATTCTATACTGTCGCTGGGTGAAAAATCTTCTTGCTTAGATTTTCCAGCATCCCCCTCCCATGAGGAGGAAGCTGAAATTTCGTCTAGTTGTGAATTGGTTTTTATGGTAGGTACTTTTTCGGTCACTTAAATTCTCCTGCTGTGTCAAAGTTGAATAAAACTTAGCTGTATTTTACTAGCTATAGTTTCTCTCGTTTAATCCCTTCGTTTGCTAAAACAAGACTTTCAATCAAAACCTCATTTGCGCCTGCGTCAAGATCTCCATCACCCATCTCTTTAGGCCAAGCCTTAAAAATAGTCCACTTCACTTTACGCGCACCAGACTTGTCCTTCAGATATACAATGATAGTTCTTCTGTAATCATCTGTGCCTTGCGCACCCTCGGCTTGGTCAACGTTGAAAATCTCATTGCACCAATTGATGAAGTCAAGATCATCAGTAACACCACGTTCCAGCGTGATGTCTTCAAACATAGTTTGACCGGTTAGCTTGTGAGGAGTTTCGTTCTCCCCTCCCTCGCGATAGTCAATTTGTTCAACGGTTCTTTTTAGTCCTGTTACTTTCTGAAAACCTGCCCGAGTAAAACCTTCTGCTTCAACTTCAAACTTAAAATTCCTGTATGGATCCGCCATGTTTTTCTCCTTGTGGCCTACACCACCGGGCTTACACCCTTAAAGGTAACTGATTATTCAGTTATCTCATATCCACTATCCAATTGCGAAAATTGGAAGATGATAAATTCCGCTGGTTTGTTTGGTGCTAATCCTATTTGTCCAATGCATCGACCATTGTCAACATCAGATTGAGTCATCGTTCCATCATCAATTCCCATTTTAACAAAGAAAGCAGTTGCTTTTTCCACACTCGGAAAAGCCCTTCTAGTCATGAGGTTAGTCAACCAAGCGTCAACCCGATCTTTCAACGAACTCCACAAGCGAAAATCATTGTTGCGGTGCACGCCCCATCGAGTAGAATCGATGACAGATTTTTCAACGTATTGAAAGAACCGTCTCACATTGATATAACGAAATCTGCCAGCAACCGTTGAATCCAAAGTTCGACTTCCCCAAACCAATACAGGAGACGTTACACCGAACTTTCTAATTGCGTTTATTCCAGCGCTGTTTAAAATCCCAGCATCGGAATCATTATAATCAGTTGCTACATTCAACGCGGATCTTAATGTCCCATAAGCTCCTTCGCCAGCTGGAGATTGCCAAGGCCCACCAGTAGGATCTGGCATGGAATCCACTCTAGCGCGCAATCCTAAAAGACCGCCTACTCCTGAAATCAATCTGCTAGGCGATGAACCGGAACCCAACGGATCAAAGACCTTCATTCCTCCTGCATACAAAGATACATAGGATGAATCTAATCCTAGAACGTTATCCCTATATGCAACCGCGTCAGTCGCCGTCATTGCAGTGTCAATATAAGTAACATACTCCATGAACATTCGATTAAACGCATATGCAGAAGCAGCATGAACCATTGCAGCACTGTTATTCCCTGGAGTGGCAAAGGACATAAACTCTCTAACAAGGTCCCATCCATATAGACCGGTTCCTCCAGTTTCGGTTCCAATCCAATCAGCATCCACAAGGCCTATAGTCTCATCTGTTCCGCTTGCCAAAGCTACAGAAACCGAATCCGTAGCAGGAACATCCGCCCCTATTCCAGGAGGATCGGCGTCTAAGTCAGTAGCCACCAAATACTCAGACCCTAAATTCTCATCGTTAAGTATGGTCTCAACATAGTTGTCAACTGTGTCCAACATAGACAAAGCAGTATGGGTTTCCACTAAAGTCAACCCGTTGTAAATTTCGATATCAAATTCCTGCGATTGAACTTGAGTGCTAATAACTGCAAAACTGTTTACAAAAGCCCCATCAATGTCAACAAAAAATGTAACGGCGCCCCCGGATACTACAGACCTAACTTGAGTGACTTCAAAATATTCTGTGTAGGTTCCATCCCAAACCTTAATCACAGACCCAGCATTCAACCCCTTTAAACTTGTCAGTTGTACATAGGTATCTAGAGCCGTTATAGCTCCGGCAAGATCATTGCCAGCGCCGAGACTCGCATGCAAGGGATTTTGCGTTATCTTTTTCTTTAGATTATTTCCTTCAAGACCCGGCGACACTGTGCCATGATAACCGGCTTCTAGTTTCAAAGTGCTGTAGGTAGCCCCTAAAGCAGTTCCCACAATAACCTCTATTGACAATCCCAAAGCGGTTAAAGCGGTACTTGCTTGGAAATCCAACTCCGAAGCTATACCCGTAGTCGGAGAAGTGACCGTGAAAGAACTATCAGCATTTACCGTTACAAGCGCCGTGGTTGCTAACTCCACAATAGTTTTTACTTCAGCAGCTGTAACGGCTCTAATATTCGACACATTTCCAGTGCCTGATGTAGGAGCACCAAAGGTCAAACCATGCGTACCTCCTACGATAACCACCGAACTACCGGATCCCTCTCTATCAGAGGTAATTCTTATTTGGCCTCCATTATCTTCAGCCTTGCCGCCATAAATTTGTTGATTAATATCCTCGATAAGTTGCGCGGCTACAGTGGCTGTTCCAAAAGTAACGGTCTGATTAGACCCGCCATCAAAAGAAAGAATCAAAGTTTTACCTGTTTGATCTGCTACGGGATAACCAGTGCTGTCATCTACATAACCAGCCGTTGCGGTAAACGTCGATGTAACCGGACTTACATTGTCAACATCAATAATAACTGTTTGAGATGCAGCTAATTCATATGGCCCTATTCCACCGCGTTTATAAGCAGATGTAGCTGCTACACCATCAGTAATCGAAGTGTTTGTAGCTACTCCTCCGGTATAAGATGTCTTGTCATCAATATCAGAAAAGTGAACCTGCCTAACAGTTATCAGCTCGAAGCCACCTTCGTCAAAAAACGCCTTAGCTTCATAGGCCACATCCCCCCTTGAAGCTACTTCCCTGCCTCCAAAAATCCGTTCCCACGCAGCGTAGGATCTTGTCCTAATGGGAACACCTACAGGACCTTTTTTAGTCACTCCCTGAAGACCACCGATGCCCACTTGGGCTGCTTGAATGGGACCTTCAATTTGGGGGACCTCCTCTGCGTATGTATCAGGACGCGTGTATATTGTCATTCGTCACTCCTTTGCGCTTTGCGCCTTCTGGCCTACTCCCTCGGAATCGATAAGGACCTAGGGAAGATGAAATTACAGTCTCTTTATGTAGTAACATATACGAACACAAAATCAAATTATCCTATTAACCGCCTTGACTTTCTTTCCTTTGGAGCTTCACAAGCATCCCTTTCTTCACGTTTTAACAGATCTTCAAAATACTCATCTCCAAATTCTTTTCTTATCTTAACCTCATTATTTTTTATAACTTCTAAAATTCTTCTCGGTTTTACTCCTCGCATAATTTTTTAGCTCCTTATAATGCGGCCACCATCGTATTAGCAATGTCAGTTGCAACATTTCCCGAAGTAGGCCAAGCAACATGTGTGCTTCCGTCAAAAATAAATTCAAGTGCCCCAACCACTCCCGTAACAGTAACATTGGCAGGGTCCTCAACTAAAACATATCCCCCGGTTTCCATCCACATGGCATAATTGCTTGTTATAGTAGTTCCTTGCAGCCATCGAATTTTAATACTGGCACCCAACCTAACACGCATGGCTCTACTTGCCCGCTGAATCCAAGCACTGTCTATTCTTAACATAGCGTCCCTAGCTTCAATTCCATTATCAGTAAAACCTATACACTCAACGTATAAATGATCTACCATGAGAAATTCACTCGCTTCTGATTCCAATCCACCACTCATGCTATAAAAGCATGTGCTATAATTACAATCTACCATTAATATTTTTGACCTGGTCACAATGCTACTAATCGCAGAACTGGCTGCATACACGGATTCGCAAATTTGAGTTGGAGGAACACCATCCGAACCCCCACAAAAAGTAAAGGGCCAATCCTCTAAAGTTGCGTTATCCGCTACATCCGACAAATAAAGGACTCTGTTAAAAATAGTATTATACATTCGTATAGCATTTACGCCGCTTTCAGTAATATCGGCCACATGGGATACTGAAGTAAAACCGCAATTAACCAGCACCTTATCAAAAGTTACCGCAGCTGTGGATTCAGAGATGTCAACCTCAAACCGCATACCTAACAAGTACAAATGAGTGTCTTGTGGTGAATAACCATCTGCATAATAAGCATACATATAAGGAGAAGCATTGCCCTGAAAAAATACATTGTGGTCAACTCTAACAACGATAGGTTCCGATACTATCTCAAAAGAATCGCCCGCTACGAACCCAAAAAAATCAAGCCCTATACGAACGTAGTCTGATCCGCTAGAAAAAATAGGCATTAAACGTCCGATGCCTGATCCTGATGTTATATGTACCCATTTCCCATAATACAAATCAGTAGCCCATCCGGGGGAACCCGCCACACTTAAGTCATTAGCGATACCAACACCATATGGACCCAACCCACCCACGGGCGTTACTGCATCAATTACACCAGAATAAATCGATGGATAAGTCAAACCACTTCCATCAATAACCAATTTTCCATCTTCAACATATTCATGCACAACCGATCTTGGAAATTCCGTGTAATTTCCAGCTGGAACCACTATTTCCACTTTGTGTTTCAATCTATAAGGAACAACGGACAAAGCTTTAGTTATAGTTTCAAAGGGATAGGTTTGACTACCGTTACCCGTATCGTCATCGCCAGAAGAAGAATCAACATAGATCGACATGTTAGAAGTAGTCTCGTTTGGAACTCCTGTATCAACCCTGGACCAAATTATACATGGACTAACCTGAAGCAACATATACTCAGCCGCAGTGTCTACTTGTAAAGCGTGTTGATACAAGTTTAACGCGCTTAAAGTATATCCGTTGATCTCGTTAGTTCCCGCGATCCTGTCTGCCTCCGTTGGATAATACAGGTTTATCGGTGTATGAATAGACCCAGCCAGAACCTGAGAATGTCCCTTTGTTTCAATGTCTGTCATGTTATCCCTATTCCTCTATCAATAAATTCCCAGTTGAATCTTCTATGAGTAAATAACCCGTTGAGTCTTCTATCAAAAACACTCCGTCCATATCTATCCCAGCTCTCACTATTCTATCTAAAATGTCTCCGCCTTCAAGAATGGAAATACCAGTTCCATCAATAACCCAACGTCTTGAATACACTTCCCAACGAAGATCCATAACAACTTTTTGAGACACATAATCATCAAAATCTACAGGAGAAATATCTGCCAATACGGCAAGCGTAACAGTATTCCGATACACCATAAAATCAGAATCAACTTCTGACGCCGATTGAATTCCTCCAGACCAAAAAGTCCAAACATCTATGCCCGTTCCGTCAAGGTTCTCTACTGTCAAGCTCCCTTTTGGCCGGGTCTTTCTAGTCAGGGCACCATGCAATAAATCCCTCGCCTCAGCTACTCTAATCCGATGCCAAGCAGTAACAGAATAAATCAATCTAGATGGGATAGGTCGTTCTCTCATATAGCGCTGAAAAGGAATGATACCTGTGTCATAACCTACTTCTTCACTCTCGTCATCTTCTGAATCAAGGGTTTCTGTATTCTCCAATACACTAATAAGACTAATCGCAATGGAAGGATAAACCCGCTCAATATACTCTTCTGGCATAGGTTGCTCGATGAACACCTCAACGGCTGTAGGGACACCTTCAATATCGATAGTGATACCACTGTACCTATCGGCTAACGCTTCATCTACTTTCATAATCGATACAGCCCTACTAGTCATCAATCACCTATCTAGCCTCCAAAAAAAGTACTTACAGAAGACAATGCTTTTAGTTCGTCCATAGTTTCCAACTCTTCAAAAACAACTCTCCATAAAGGCCGCGCCGGAATGCTTTTTGTTCCATATTCTAAATACATAGCTAACAGTTGCATAGATAATCCAGAAGCTTGATGATCTCCCTTAGGATAAACAATCAATTCCCATTTAGACGCGCTGCTTTTTAAAACATCAAAATCAATCTTCTTTGTATATTCTAGAGTCTCTAAATAGATCCTATCATGGCCCTTTTTCTGAATTGTGTAACTGGACAAAGGAACCCAATCAATATCTTGGTCTGTAATATGCTGCTTGACTTTTTTTTGTATTGCTTTACCTAGGTTTTCTAACGCATTCGAAGACTCCCCCATAGGGGCTACTTTTAATCCGTTGAGCCAAGAGTAAACTTGGACCCAATCTCCGTAAAAAGCAGTCATCTAAATATCTTTTCCTAAAGCGATGAAGATCAAAAACTTAGTTTGAACCTGCCCTGATGGAGCTACTTTTACAATTCGGTATCTACTTCCATTCCAAGATAGTTGACCCGAATTATCCATCCAAGCCCCCTCCTCAGCCGCTGGAAATTTTCTAACCATCTCCAAACGGCTGAAGAGAAAAGCTACGTCAATATCAACCAACCGCCCAATTCCAGTGATTTGTTCCTCTGTAGGATTTATGATAGCCCTTCCTACAACAGTGACAGGTGTTCCGAAAGATAATGTTCTTTGTTTGTAGATGTCAGCGGTTCCTGTTGAATATGGATAATATTTAATCTGAGAATTTTGATAAAGGGTCAATAAAGAATCAACTTTACTTTCTATCTGATCTTCTGTTGGCATCAGGTTACCGTTACCAATAACGTTGAGCTGTTTGTTTTTATCTCGTTTGGATTGACCGTTTTAACCCTGTAATAATAGGTGCCAGTCGATTCCACCGTATCTACAAACGACACATCGTGATTATCTGTAATGCTACTTCTCAAGACTTCTGTTTCCATATCAGAAGCAATGTCCCTGTAAATTTCGTACCTATCAAACAAATCACTATACAAAACACCCCAACTTAACGAAACAGAAAATCCATCAACTACAGCCGCCACCGATACCGATGGCAATCCTTCATCAAGCTTCCTACTAGCTAACCCGCCATGAGTAAGAGATAACCTATTCACCGGAGTAGATGTTATCTCCGCCGTTAAGGAATTTCCGCCTGAATGCTCTAACTCAGCATCATATTCATCTTGTAAAACCCTGGCTAAATTAAGCCATACGTCAGCGGCTTCTTTTTCAGAGGCAGACTCTGGTCCCGTTACCGAAAGGTTAGGAACCGTTAGTGACGAGATCCCTTCTGACCCAGCAGAATCAGAGTCCTCACTTACACCAACACCCTCGCCAGCTCTAATGTAAGCCATCTCTATAACGGCTAACTTGACCAACAAAAACACTCTGTTATTAGGAATGTCAGCAACTACACTATAGGTCTCGTCAAAATCAAAACTCAACTTGCTCAACGCAAACTCTAAAGCGTCCTGATAGTAAGCCTTTTCGTACTTTCTTGGTTCTTCAAAGTCAGCTACTCTTCGTCTTACTTGATCAATGACTTGCTGTTCCGTTGTCACTATATACTCCTATTTAACGAATCCGCTTTCCCTAAGAAGATTTATAGCCTCCTTTGAAGCGGTCAAAGGTTTCCCCTTTACTAAATGAAGCCAAGCACCCACAAATTTTACACAGGTTTTTAAAGCCTCAGCAGTATCCATCTTTGGTAAATTAACCACTGGATAAGCTTTAGGCACATCTTCTGAAACTGCACTAGTCTGCTTAATCTTTGTGAGTTCATTAACAGATTCCTTAATAGGATCTTCGATAGGACATTTAGAAGAAACCCTTATAGGAAAGGATTCTTCAGGCGATACAGGGGAAACTTTCTTTATATCTAAAATTCTTTTTTTCGGTCTTCCTACCATGTTACCTCCTAACTATATCGCCCAAAAATCCAACTTACTAAACGCTTTCAATTCGAACAATAAAATCATCCTCTAGAATACCGGCTCCTTGAATAGCATACCAGGCAATTCCGTGCTTTCTACCATAGTCACGAACTCCATCATCACGCAATTCCACAGGAAGTCCTGTTGCTTTTCCAAAAGCGCTATCGCCAAACAAAAGTGCTTCATAAACATTAGCGTTCGAGGCTCCACCAGTTGCTCCGTTTACCATGGCCGCAAAATAACCTGGATCGGTGGCCGCAACTGAACCGTTTCGACAGTGCGTAGTTCCTATAAAAACAACATCTTCCCACCGCCCAAGTTCTCCCGTAAACAACGCTCTTGTGTTTGCGTAATTATTCGCGGATACCCAATCAGGATCTCTTTTCAAATGGGTCGCTTGGTGCGAGTGAATAAAGCACACATAAAAATCCCCATTAAATTTAGGGGCATTTTTTGTTTGCAAAATTTCTACCGCTAAACGAATCAATTCAACATCGAAATAATCCGTTCCGCCAACCATGGCGGCTCTGGTATTTTTGGCTCCTGCATAAAGAACCTGAGAAGCTCCTGCTAGAGTGTCTCTACACATTAGATCATTAACAACACCATAATCCCTACCCAGCAAAACAGCGGCCTCAGCAAGATTGTCATCTATTGACATTTGCAAAAGCTTCTCCGATACGCCGATTGCATTACCCCATTCAGTAACCGTGATTGCTTGCTGACTTGCACTCATTGCCTTTTCAGAAAGTTCTGTGTGCTCATCAAGCTGTCCGCCACGAGTAATGTTATTATACCTAGTCATGGTAATTGTTTGACCAGGTACTTTACCAAGTTCTGTTTTCTTAACTGCAAATTCTTCAAACCGCATCACTGCGAGCGCTTCATGAAGAATATCAGCTGAGTACACATCCAAGATTGCTTGCGGCAACGAAACAAAATCGCCCGCAGTAGCTACACCAGAAAAACTTGCCATTTAAAAACTCTCCTTAACGTGAGGTGTCACTCAATCAACCCCACTTTTCGTTTAGCCTCTTCCAATAATATGGCACGCTGCTTTTTATATTCAGCATCCGGCAATTTTGCAAAAGCCTCTCTATTAGCAGCTCCCACCATTGGATTCGGTCCTTTTCCTAATTGTCCGTCAACCACAAGTGGTTTAGGAAGATCTTTTATTAGACCTCTTCGTGCTTCGTCCAAAGCTCTTTGTCTAGCATCTTCCTCTATTAGTTTCTGTTTCTTCAAAGCCTTTTCGGCTGACTCTAGAATCTCTTCTTCAGTTGATCCATTTACTGACTCAACAAATACAAGCCTTTTTTCCGCTATAACTTTTTCTTTATATGCGTCCAATTTAGCCTGTCTTATTTGCAAGGTCGCTTTATTTGCGACTTCCTCAATAGCAGCTTCCAACTTTTTATTCGTGTCCCTAAATCTTGAAAGCTCCTGTGTAACTGAATCCAACTCGGTCGATTTTCCTTTTCGTACACTATCAAGATCATTTTCTAAAGATGCAATCTTGTCAGCTAATTCCTTGGCCTTTGCATCAGATACGGCCTTCTGCTCTTTCAAAGAAGTCAATTGACCGTACACTTTGCTTTTTTCATCAGACCTAGCTTTAGAGATCATCTCTGATATTCTATCTTTTGAAAGCGGTTCTTTTGTCGATTCTTGCGTGTCTTTCTTAATAGCTAACTCGGATGATTGCTCAAGCTTATCGTTAACCGACGAATCATTTTGAGCATTCGTGTCTTCTGTTATTTCAATCTCGTTTTCCATTTTCTACCTCTTTGTTTTTTTATAAACTCTTGTAATGTTTCGTATCTACTTGAAATCAAACTGCTTTAACTGCTTCTTAATCTTTCACCAACCGTGGGTCATTGCTGACCGATTTGTTGCCGTCAACAGTAACGGGATTTGGAACAGCTGTTGCTCCACCTACCTGGCCCGTTTTTCGATCGGCTTTAGTATAAGGGAATTTAAAGCTCATACCTCGATCCATGTCAGTAGTCGATCCCTCGTTAGGAGCGCCAACCGTTCCAGCTGAATTCGCCATTTGATACCTCCTACCTTTAGCATTTCTACTTGACGTTTATTCGTCAAGTATTAACTAGGTTTCAATGTATATAATAACACCGAAACATAATCAACCGTCAATCAATTAAAAATATTTTGCGAAAATAAATTTTAGAACAAGGGTTCCAAGTAGCATTTACAATGTGGATGTGGATATCCGGGCCACTTATTCAAAGGATATAAACCTGCTAAAGGGACCCCCGATAAAGCTTTTCCCGATTTTACAAGATCCTCTGATGTAATAGAACTTTCTGCTGATGCAAGCACTTCACAAATTTCATTCCCGCCATACCATATGTGCAAAGGACTCAGTCTCCAATATCCAAAATTAACTCCAGAAGTTTGAAACACTTGCCTTTCTACTTCTCTCGCTAATCTCGATTCTTCAGCAATCATAATTCTTTGCAACTTTTTAGCAGCGCTTCCACCTACAATGGGGGTTCTCGATGCCCCTGTATGAGACAAACCGCTTCTAATGTCACGCATAATATTAGGTAAGACATTCCCGCTTGAATGACTTCTTTTCAAAATCATTTTAAGCTGCTGACTATGCATTCTATGCAGTCTCTCTAAACGCATCCTATAAGTAATACCTGACCCAAGCGGAAATTCTTGATCCATTAGTCCAAACACTTTGGACTGCAAGGATTCTAATTGCTTTGGACTCAACGGAGGCAATCCATATTTAACTAAAAGACCATTGTTCATCCTAGAAGATTTAACAATAGCTCTAGCCACTCCCCCCCGAATAGTCGAATCTATCTCTTCCAAAAGAGTCTTCAATCCCTTTACAGATGACTTGTGAATTCGATTGACCGCCCTAAGGGTCAAACGCGTATCGAATTCATTCACCATATTTTCGTTTAATTTTCCTGTTACTTCATTTGAAAATCCTCTTGTAAGAGAACCAATAGCAGTTACACCAGCAATCATCGCCAGAAAAAACTTCTTTTGTTCTTCTGACAGTTCTTTATCGCCTTGCTTCAATATTGACTTTGAAGCTTTCGGCGCTTCATTTAGTATTTGACCTGCCATCGTTTATTTTTCCATCAAGTCATCATCTATCTTTTCACCGCGAGTCTCGTTAGCCCCTCCTCTAATAAAAGTTGCGTTCCCACTTCCAGGTCCAGGAGCATCAAACAAAGAAGCGGCTTCTTTTTCCATCTCTTCTTCCACTTCTTTCATAAGCACCGTTATTTGAGCTTGGGACATTCCTTGTTTTTCAAGCTCCCTCTTTCTAGATGTCAATCTTAAGTCAAGTTTTTCCCTTGTAAGCTCTAACTCCCTACGCTCATCTTGCGGCATAGGATCTGAGAACACCACTTCATTTCTATATTTGTTTTTTTTCAAAGATTCCATCTTATCCGAAAAAGACTTGTCCGCTATCTCTTGAGTTCTCATTATCAATCGATTCACTAATCTCAAACCGTGCCCATAAGTCAAAACCTTCAGGTCTCTTTTTTCGATCATAGGCAAGTAAGTTATCTGCATTGCAACACCTGTTGTGTTGCTTATTGCCTGCTGCTTTCCTAATACCTGCTCTGGAGTTCCCGTCAATTCTAAAATGGACTGCTTCAACATTTTCACGTGCTCATTAGCAGCAACCAGGTCCCCATCAAGCCGCAAATTTTCAACCCTTGCATCCGCAGGCGCAGACCATATTCTGTTCACTCCGCGCTCAAGGTCTTTCAACTTTGCTCCATAAACAATCGTCTGAGGTGAGCCATGATAGTTTATGATGTCAGAAACATCAGTTACTTTTTCGTTCAGCTCTCGATTCAGCTCAATGCAATCAACTAAATCAGAAATTCCATAAGACTCTCCTGATAAAGGATAATTAGGAATATGAACTATAGGAACCTCGCCCAATGGATTTGGTTTCTTTTCCACTTCCTGTTTGTTCTCAAAATAGGTAACTGATTCGGGAGTCCATAACTCCGCGTTTATTTTAATCTGAGTCATCGCCATTGTCTTAGTTCTTCTCATAAAAAACGCACCAGAAGCTGGGTTCGAAAGGGTTTCCGCGAAAACAGGAATGACGATAAGCGCTCTCTTTAACTGCCTACGGTCAACACCGTACGTCCCACCGAATTCAGGAAAACAAAGATGACTTGGAATCAACTCGACTATGGCATAAGGATCCTCCAACGGATCGGATTCGTTCCATGCTACCCGTAAGAAAACATCACCAGTAACACTTCCATGTTGACCCATTTCCATTGAAAATAAGTTCTGTGAATTTTTCTTCCAGGTCTCTTCTAAAAGATACCTTTGGAATTCCCTATCTTCTTGCTCATTGTTAGGAGTAGACGGATCATCCGGTATCACCGTTTGAAAACCTTTTTTAAAAGTGAAGTCTGTATGTATATCGACGATCCTTCTTGAATAGTTCATCGTTATTGTGGGCTCTCCAGGGTCTCTCTGATAGGACCAATGTTTACCCAAATAATACAGCCAATATTTTCGATATGCGTTCAGTCGTCTAGTATGATTCCTTGAAACTTCCTCTGGAAAAAGAAGCTCAAAAGAACTTGTTATACCGTGGTTGACTGACGAAATCGGTTTTTCATAAATCATTTCAGCCTCCAAAGCTACTATACAGAAGTAGCATCACCAACTTCTTTTTCTTGGATAATCTCTTTGTGCTCTGGCAAGGTAGCTTTCTTTCTATCTTCGAGATCTTTAACTCTTCTTTCTATACCAAAATCACCGTAATTTCTAATCGCAGCAACTTCAAGTTTATCAGGATGACCTTCTGAAAAGGCATTCACCAACTTGCGCATCAATTTTCTTGACTTGCTAGTTTCCATAAAATTTTCATCAAGTTTTCTTTCGTGAGCAGCTTTTACTGCGTTACTTATCTTCAACCGAGTCTCTAAAGATACGCCATTCTTTGACATCAATCCCACCTTCCTCTATGACTATCCCTTACACCACGTTGCCTTGGATTAAATCTGCTTCTGTACCAATACCTGGCGTCATTTATAAGATCCGATGAAGAATTCCTTGCGTTTCTTCCCACAAACATATTAGGGGCTTCCTCAATCTCCATAGTGCCACGAACATTCACAAGCCAACACAACATCATGGACGAATCTGGGAAGTCGTCTCGTGCCTCGTTATCATCTTTGGGCTTTGATACTACCATCTTTTGACCTCTCCAGGATTTTTGCAAGTCCGTCATTTGAGAAATAAATTTTTGCCACTTCTTAGATCTACTTGCTTTATATCCTGAAGGATAAGTGAATCGTCTAGTAGATAATTCTTGAGAAAAAACTTTATAGCCCACATCCTTTGAGGACTCCGAAAAAATAAAAGGCGTAACTGTTATGTCATACTTATCCAGCTCAACAGCTAAACGAGAATAAATAGGATCGCCTTTACCAGTTGCATCAATTATAACATCTGTCAATTTATAATTTTTAAGGAAGTCTAATATTTGTGGGTGTTGCGCTTCGTGATTATCACCTTGAAGCTCCAACCAATTATACACATGAATAGGAAAACGCTCTTCTCCACCATGCAGAATAGGAAGGTCCCAAAAAACTTTTCCTATGGTGATCACTGTTGAATTTTCTCTACCCACGTCAATGGCTGCTACCAATCCGACAGAAGCAGGGTCATAGGTAACGAGATTTGGCGGCCTCTTAAATTCAATCTTCTTCTTTCTGTTGCCCTTTCCTTTTTCGACAAACAAAGATTGATTCTCAGTATTTATTCCGCATTCTCTTATAAGGTCCTCACTAACAAACATACCCCTTTCCATCATCCAATGTAATCGGTATTTCATTTTGAAATCATCAGAGTCCTCCCCTAACCGTTCTCTTTCTTTGGCAACATACTTTCGATATCTTGGATTGTATTTCTGAGCAACTGTGTAGTCATATTCAAAGTGCAATCTTACTTTGGATCTAGTTGTTCCGCTGGCCAGGTCTTTTCTCTTGTTCCGTTTACAAGCTAAATAAAAATCAGACTTGCTTCTGTTGCAGGTTCCAATCTTTACTAAGGACCCAGCAAGAGCGGCCGCCATCGGATGAATCGAGGACCGCATAATCACCGGATTAATGTCTTGCGCTTCCTCCAACAAAATCAAGTGATAGGTCTTACCCTCGATCTTTGCTTGTGGCGCTGCTGTTCCACAATCAACATAAGAACCATTTGGCAAGGTCATGTTTTGAGATACATGTTTACCCGTCAAATCGATATCGATATCAGGATCTAAAAGTGCCTCTTTAGCAGCTTTTGAATAAAGGCGCATCTTCATTCTCGACCACATTATTGCAGATTGCTCATAATGAGGAGCGTATATTCCGCACCACAAACCATCCTTAAACTTAGTCATCCTTGGTTCGTGTTTTAAAGTGGCTGCTAACAAAGGAAGCATCACCATCATCCCACAAACAACTACGGCAACGGCTTCCGTATTGTGAGTGACCGTAAAATCACCAAGTAAAAATCTCTTGTTACCATCTATCTCAAAACCGTAATAATTTCCTAACCCCTCATCTACTAAAGTAAAACCATAGGATTGAGGATTTTCTCTAAGTTTTCCACAGGAATATTGCTTTCTTTTTATCAAAGTAGGTATTTTCCACAATTCACCGTAAATTCTAACTCGCCAATAATCTTTTTCCTTAACCTGATTACACTCTAACGCGGCTCTAAATCCTAAAGATCTACACAACCACTGTACGTCTTCAGCTAAAAGTTTTGATTTAAAAGTAACCTCGCAAGTATTTTCTTTTCCTTTTATGTTTGGCCTATGCCCATCGCTATCTATAATCCCAGCCAAAACACTCAGCCTAATGTCTTCACTATTTATTTTATATATATCCGCAATTCTTTTATTACCATTTACACCAAGATCTCTTAATGCGTCTCTAAACGGATTTTTCTTGCCACCATTTCCACCGCCACAATTCCCATGAGTGATCGCATATGTATCAGACGCATTTTTTTCGGGATATTTGGAAAGACGCATTCCTTTTAAAAGCGCTAGGTTAGTTAAATAATCAACCACCTCTGAGTCGACTGTAGTAATTCCAACATCGTACGAAGATCCATCTCCAAGCCACAATCCAAACCAATACGGATCAACAGGAACTTTTTTAAATGGAAATGATACTTTGGCTTTATATCCTAAGAAAGAACTTTCAATGCATTTCAACTTCAAAAGGCTTCTAACACTTCGGTCTACAACGCGCCCATCATAGCTGGTTATTCCCGTCAAAATGTGCGACTGATTTACAACATAGGATTCATGCCCGTTGCTATTAGGATTCACCCTCCACAAGCGTTCATTTCCCAAACAAGTGGAAAGCACATTTCTAGGGGTGGAGTCATCCCCCATCAAGACATCTCCTTCTTTGATGTCTTCTACGGCCTTAACGCTCCCATCATACATCAAAATCTTAGTGCCCTTTGCAAGGCACTTTCCTGATTGCCTGGAAAATAATGCCGTTATTTCGTCGCAATCTTCGGCAATCACTGAATAAATAATCCTCCATCCGAATTCATGCTGATACGGAAACAAATCCAATCCACACATTTCTTGAGAAAAATTCAGAATTAGAGTGGCGAATTTTTCCAGCTCGGCATCGGTCAAAGGACGATGTGGGACATCATCAGATTGATCTTGCCCTAACGCCGTCTTTGCTTGATCTGTTTGCTTGTCAAATGACTTTTTATCAATCCTCATACATACAGCATAACACAGGGATTAAAAATAAAAAAATTTACTGAAGTGACTTACTTGGGGTTGACTCTACCTGATGGATAATTCCGACTTAATATATTCTAATCGGCCCTCATAACCCAATAGGTTAGTTCTAAAATATTCGGCCGTTCTTTGATAGGGTCTCCATTTCATCACTTCTGGCCTATATAAAATAAGCACCCTATACGGAGCTTCTAAATCAGACATGTTCGCAATTTCTTCCGCTGTCATAGCAGGCTTACCTCTAAAAAAACTTAATATATAATTGAGTGTAATTTTAGGAGTATCCGAATAAATTTTAACATGAAACTCAACCCAATCCCTAACCATGTCAGCTGTTATTTTTTTCATCAGCAGTCTCCTGTCTATCTTGATCCAACTATTTAATCCATGTTTCCGTGATTCGACCATCCAAATTGACCGATTTTAATTTTAAAAACCCCTCCTTTAGAAGACCTTCCACATAGGCCAAATAGTCAATAGGTCTTACCCCCAGTCTAGTCCTCACTACCGATGTAAACACACATCTAACAATATACACTGTCATGCTCATCCGCTCCCCCTTTTTTTAAAAAACATTCCATTCCACGCAAAAGAATTCATCACTATATCTGGATTCAATAGCTCCCACCATATCTTCAGTGTCATCGTAATTTTTATAGGCACGCGTACCCTCTTCTACAAACGCGCATTCCGGTCTATTGACTACCCTATAATGGATATTGACGGGCCTTCTAACGGCGTCCTTAATCCGTTTTACGGCATGCATAACGCGGACAACTACGGGGATATCCGTTTGCTTGTTGCCCATTATTCCCCCTGGCAAAGCATCTCAAAATAGTTAACATCACTGAAATCATCAACATCGCCAGTTCCGATAGGCATCGAAATAGATTCAGATTGCGTATGATTTACCTCCAAAATCTTTTCTCCATCAATCCACAATCCGTTGATTCTATTGGCATCCATGAGTGTTTCCCCCGTTTCCTGGTGAGCTTAATTGCTCATATTATTAATATAGTACCGGCAAGGGTATTTGTCAAGCGGCCGGAAACCGGCAATCGCAGAATAATAGAAAAATCTAAAGCAACACCAATTGTAGCTGATCACCCGCTAGGCAATGCGGCGAGAACCATATCCTTTCTTTGTTTTTGTTTGGGTTGTCAGCGGTGGAGTATCCACCTTCCGTTTTCCAAGCAAATACCGTCCATCCTAAAGACTCAATCATATTGTGCTCACCTTCGTATCCACAAAGAGCAATCCTCATTTTTTTATTGTTTCCGTTTTCGACGCACCATATTTGTACTTCCGCCGCGACGGTCAAATCCTCCGTAGCGTACAAATTGTTATCCCTGCCCACATCACCTCCATAAGGCGGGTCTAGGAATACTGCTGTAGTACCTAGTGAGCATGTTGGCACATTACCCAATACCCTCCGCCAGTCGCCGCAACACACCCGTACATGTTGCAGCCGATTAGCGAGATCCGCGAACCAAGGCAGTAGTCGGATTTGCTGGCGGAGGACTCCACGCCCCCAGCCGAGGTGAGGACGCCGGCGGGTGACTCCCATCCCCGCGTCGCTGGGGCGTGGTAGCTTTCGGCGGTCCAATAGGCGTCCGTCGTCTGATACATACCAAGGCCCATCTGCGGAGGCCCAACCACCACCTATCCAGCAGCACAGTCCCCATACCCATAGTCCGGCTATTTTAGCATCACAATAATCCAAGTCTCCTTCTAACCGTTCCACTAGTTCCGGTCGTAATCCTTGTAACGTTAACCTCACATTAACAGCCGTCAAATCGCATTCATTTACAGGACGATCCGCATAATATGCAACCTCTTCGGGATCAGATCGTATAGCACGCCAAAAATTGCATACATACCCATCTTTATCGTTGACGGTCTCTACTTTACCCGGACCCCCCGGGCGCCCGAATAGCATAGATCCACTTCCAAAAAAAGGCTCTACATAATTATATACCTCGCATCCAATACGCGGCCATACAATATTAGCCACTTTTGATTTACCTCCAAACCAAGGAAAGGGCGCTATTAATTTAGATTCCTTCATCTGTAATCCTTAGCATGCCTAACGAGGAATTTCGATCCAAATAAAACAATAGTCATCACCTAGGCAATAATCACCGATATAAACTCCCGATTCAGTCTCATCAAAGCTTTCACTTTCGTCGGTTATCCTCAAGACTATCTTGTCCAATAAATCGGAATCTATCTCTTGCAATAAAGCGCTTAAATTTACCATCCATTCAATGGCCAATTCATCGGCCCCAAATTTATTTTTAAGTTGCGCAATGACTTGATTATATTTCAACAATTTATCGCGGGTTAGGTCCTCTGTAAAAAACTCTTCAATCTTTATATCGGGCATTCTTTTTTCGATTTCTTTACTCATCGATTTCAAACAAGTCTAAAAGTAAACAGGACCGCATTCCAAAAACCGTTGAATATCCGCATACGGGGCATTCATAATTCTCAGCATCTATTTCAGCTGATTCATGCGTAAAATCCTGGCATAACTTGCAATATCCATAATAATGCTCCTCGGCAAAGTCATATTCTTCCCTTGTGACAGTCCCCACTTAAATCCACCCTTTCTTTTTGCAATCGTTCAAAAAATCGTCTTCGATCTCACTAGCCAAACCAAAAGCACAAAATTCATTCATATCTCTATCGTCTTCATTTTCAATTATTTCATTATGTCGCAAATACTTACTTACAGTCAAAAAACCTAAAGCTTTTCCGGATGACTGCACTGCCGAATCCAACGCAACAAAAACCAGATAATTATACGCGCAACACAAATAATATTTTCCCTGCCAGCTATAATAATTAGCCCGTAGCAGGTAGCCTTCGGAACCCGTTTTTAAAACAAAGGAATCCTTTTGAGAAATCGCCATGTTGATTATCGCATCGTTTATAATTATTTCATCCAAGGGCGACTTAACAAGGCCAATCCCAGGTTTATTTAACGCCTCAAAGACCTTTTCAATATCCGTAACAGAACCTCCGGATTCTATGTAAAAAGGCACTAAAAATTCCGCTAAATTCAAACACTTTTTATATTTATTAATACGTTCTTCATTCCTCATTACTAACCTCCCCATAAATTTTTTTGTTCTCTTCTTGCTCTTCAAAAACTTTTCTAAGAGGCCCCTTTGGCAACATCTTCCAATCCTCCCGAAAGATCGCAGCTTTTAAAACAGGAAGACATTTCTGATGACAACACATTTTGGTCTTTATCCCCGGAACACTGAACCAATTCAAGTGAAGTTCCAATAAAATATATTCTCCGCAAACGTCGCACAGAGGTCCACTACTAGTGATCATTCTTAACCTCACTACAAGCATAAGCTAAGGCTAAAAAGATTTCTGCTTCTGTATAGCCTTGCTGTAGGTCAACATCGGAACATCCACTACTAGAATGCGCCAGCTCATGCAAAACTACCCTCAAAAATCTAAATACATGAGTCATCTCTTTTCTAGCAATTAAATGCTCCTCAGTATCTGGATTCCACATTCCCCTAGTGGAATCCATTGAAAAATCCACAATGACAATCTTAAGGGGAACTTGCTTAAGTTTTGAAATGGACGTCGAAATACTCAACTCTTTACAAAGGTCATTCTTGCCATAAAACGTATTAACCAATAATCCATATTTGACAATAAAATCTTTATAAACACTCCATTCTTCCTTGGTAAAATCGTCCCATGAATATCTTAATAAAACCTCGTGTGAAGATTCTTCCTGTATAATTTCCAAACTATTTACAGAGGTATTCTCTAAACATTTCATCATGGCGCGCGGAACAACTACGCCGTTAAAACCCAAACTAGCGGCTTGTCTGGAACTGTCAATATCCTGGACAGGAATAGCCAGATCTCCATTTCGTTTTATAAACTCATTAGCAATCAAGTCCTTTGTTTCATACTCTAGGCGCATTTCGTAAGTGGCCCTTGCTTCTGGTCCGTCATTAAGCAATACATCCGTTACATCTGAAACTATAGATGGATTGGCTGCTACAGCAAGCCCAAGAATCCTGGCTGCTTCAAAATTAAATTCAAACGAAGAAAAAAACTTTCTATCTCTATCCAAACAAGCATACCTAAAATCATAACCGTATTTAAGGTCTTTTCTTTTTTCTACAAATATCCCCTTGTCGTATAACATACCCGAATAATTAGGATCTAATAAAAGACATCCCCTCTGAGTAGCAATCTTTTTTAAATCCGAAAATTTTAAAAATCGCCTCTTATATTCCAACCACAAATCTTCCTCAATAGGAATAAAAACAGTAACACCAGAATGCTCTTTCATCTTTCTAGTTCTAATTACCAACACCTTTGTTTTCCACATATCAGAGTATTCAATAGAAGGAATCCATTTTTCTGTTTTAGTTCTAATCTCTATTTTAGATCCACTTCTAACGCCTGCTAAAATACCTAACGCCAATCCCTCACAATGTTTCCCGCGTTGACTGTCGTCGCCTACTTTATCTCCGACACCCAGCACCAAAGATTGAACTTGTAAATCAGCACCAAAATTATGAACTTTTAAAACACCATTCTCATACGTAACAGATAACCCCCATCCTCTATCGTCAGCGTCTAACCCATTCTGGATTATTTCTCGCACAGACTCCCATGAGCCCCAATCTGATACATAAGAGTCTTTGATAGACATCTCACAGACAGTCATTTTAGTTCCCCTCCTTAAATGAAATCAAGTGATCCCCGGTTATTCCTACGGGTGCGGGGAGTCCGCATAAAACAACCGAGGATCACTTTATTGCACCAAAAAGTTTTTCCAACTGTTTACGTCTTAGTTGACCCTCAGACTTAAATATCCCACTTCCTAATTGGCCTTTAACCATAGATC